ATTAAATACTGGAACATAAATAATTAATCTTTTAGCTTTTCTTCTAGATGTAGAGCCACCCATTTCAACCATAGATGATTCATAATAATCAATAATATGAGTATCATATTGAGTGTTATTATCTACAACTTCATCATATCCAGGATCTGCATAATGAGTTCTATTTTGTACTCCGTTATAACCCCAATCAGTTTCTCTTAAATGAGATTTGATTAAAATTGGAAGTCCATTACCTGTTAAATTTATATTAGCAGCTGTTTCAAAAGCTACAACAGGAGTCTTTGCTGCTACTGATGCTAAGTGCCAATAACCTGAGCCATTTCCAAATGTAACTGTATTCGTTCTTCTATAAACTAAAATATCTCCTGTACCAACATTAGGTGCATTATAAAATTGTCTAGATAATGTAGTTGGAATAGCTCCAAATTGAGTCCAATAATCATCTTGGAATCCTGTTGCATTATTATAAGAAGAAGATAATGTTACATCAAAAATGAATTGATTAGGAGTATTAATACCACTAAAATCAGCAGGCATTTGCGTTTCATGAATAAACAATGTGTCAGCTGTCATTGTTTCAGCTGCAACTAAAGCACTATTGTCTCCATAAGCAGAAATAGGCTTCCATTGTCCTTGCATTAACTGTTCTGTTACAGCTTCATTAATCAATCTAGCCATTTCACTTACGTGATCTTGAGCTGTAGATCCTGAACCTAAATATCTTAATGTAACTTGGATTTTTTGCATACAGAAATCCATAGATGTTTTTCTGTATTGAATCATTAATGTTACAGAATTACCTGGATCTGCACTGAAATCAGTAAAAATATCAGCAAAATTAATTGTCCATACTAATGGAGTTTTAGATTTTGCTTGTGTCCTACTATATTTTTCTACTTGACCCTTTCTAATATAATCAGATAACCTTAAAGTTCTAACTGAATCACCAATTGCAAATTGAATTCTTTCAGGAATACCATTTGCAGCATTCGTTACATCAGGTACAGCAACATTCGTTTCTGTAAATGCATATAAGGAACCTACAGCAGCTGGTAAATTAAATGCAGTAGTTAAATCAGTACCATTTGATAATGCAGCTGTTATCTGTGATAAAGATGCTGTACCATTAAGACCTACCACAAAAACTTGTTCTGGTTTTACGTTTGCCATATTTTTAAATTTTTATTCTTGTGTAATTGTTTCGTTTTTAAATGTTTGATATCGTGGATTCTCTGTTATCTCAATTGCTAAACTAGCTGCTATATCTATTATCTCTTGGTGTGTTTCATTATTAAACCAAAATTCTAAATTCTTCCAATATAAACTAGAGTTTTTATCTGTTACATTATATGTACTTCCTACTTTTAATGGCTTATACTTCTTAATATAACCTAACTCATATTCTATAGGTGCAACTGCTTTATCATGAAATAACTGAATCATGTTATAACTGTTTTCATCTTCAATATCTCCATTTGTCATCACTCTAAACATTTCTCTGTCTTGAGGTTTATTAAATGGATCTAGCAATAAAGTGTTAATTTCATTGTGTCTTCTTGAATGTACTAATACACTTTCTCTCTTTAATGGATTCTCCTCCTTGGTTATCTTTCCACATTTATTTGTGTACTTGAACTTAGGGCAAGGAGGAAAATCACAATTGACTCTTTCTACTATAGAAAACCAATAGTCAGTAGGAATCTTAAAATATGTTGTAGCTATATTAGAATCTTGAAAAAATCCACTAGTTAACTTATCAATCTTTGTATAAACTACTAAATTAGACAAGTCATCTGTTCTTTTCTGAGTAACTTCAAATCCTTCACGTTTTGCATTATTAATTCCATATCTTTGCTTAACAAATCTATCTATAGCATTGTTGAAAATTCTATCTCTTTGTTCAATAGGAATTTCAGCATATACATTAGATGCTAACTTGTCTACAATATCTAGAAATCTTAAATGTAATTCGTAAATCGTCATTATTTATACTCTCTTCTTTTTTTCTCAAGTTCTTCAACCAGCTGTGCTCTTAATACATTATTCTCTTTCATATCCAAGAACTTAATTGCTGCATCCTCATTAGCTCCAATAAGCTTATCATTATACATGTAATTATAGTTTTGTATCCTTAAAATTCCGTACTCAATCATCAAATTAAGGTCTATTAGTTTCCACGTATGTACCTTATCTTTAATTTTATCCAAAAACTTTGCAGGATTCTTTTCAATGAAATCATATAGCTTAGATTCTGCTACAATCTCCGTTACTGCTTTCGTTTCTTGACCATACAATGATAATAACTGAATCTTTTCATCAGCTGAAAACTTTTTAAGTTTTACTAATGCTTCAGCTAAGTTCTCATACTTAGTCTTTTTAACTACTGCTTCAGCTTCTTCATCATATATAAAATACTTTTGATCTGAAGTTACAGCTTCTTCTTTCATTCCAACTTCTCTATAAATACCAGCTTTCAATAACTCTGACCAAAACAAATCCATTTCTTTTTCCTTATTAAGCTTAATACCTAATTGGTTAATGGTTAGTTTTACTTTAGAAGCTGCGTCTTCAACCCAAGCTTCTTTACCTGAACTACCTTTGATAACTAACTTATCATATACAGAAGGAAATCTATCTCTTAATGTTTCGAAATTCCAACCTGATGGTAACATAGGTTCATTTGTTACTGAATCTTTAATTAATAAAGAAAATGTCATTTTAGCATCTCTGAACATAGCCAATTGACCAGCTCTTACTATACTTTTACAAGGTTTTACAACTACTTTTTCCATTTATTGTTAGGGGTTTAATATTTAAGAAACAGGAGGTTGGATATGAATCATACCACAAGACAATGGATTTCTGATTTGTACCATTAATTGACTTAATGTATACTGATCAAAATAATCACCACTATGTGATCTTAATACTTTACCTACACCAGTACTTCCTCCGAAATCAGGAGTGGTAGAACCTGCTGTAAACCATTGAAGCATTTGTCTGTTTTCACCATTAGCTCCTTTAGTAATCATTTGGATATTTGATTCTCCACCATAATCAGAAAAATCTAAGAAGAACATCTTGTAAGATTGATCTGTAAATTGTTTAGGACCCATTTTCTTAGTATAGACATTGGCATCATTAAACATTGGATGATTGATTACTGTAAATTCGATTCCGTAAGGACCTTTGTAAGATGTAAATTGTGCACCAAAAGACAATTCTGCACCTTTATTTTTAGATACAAAGTGAGTATCAACAAGACTCAATGAAGCAGAAGCTCTTTTAAAACATTGATCAAATTCATACATACCACCATGACCTGTTACAATCACTACTTTTTTGTTTTCTGCATCTCCAGCATTATGAGATAAATCTACAGCTAATTGATAAAATAAATCTTCAGTTAATCTTGAAGTAACAATTTTGTTTACACCTTCTAATTGTTCTTCAATTCCTGATCCTTGTTTAACAGGTCTACCATTAACCCCAATTTGAGGAATAGAACCATCAGACAATTTATTATATCTACCATCCCATAGTAATCTTTCAATTGCTCTCATGTGTTGTAGAGTAGCTTGAAATTGTTTTTCAAATAACCAAAGTCTAGACTTCTTACCATTTCTTTCAATTTCAAAAGCAATTTTTTGTAATTTAGCATCAGCTGTCATACCAGTTTTTGTTCTGTGTGTTGACATTTGATTAGTAAACCACATTGGAGTTGCTTCTACCATACCTCCACCTTCAGAACCTTCTTCATAAGCTGTATAGTTCCAACCTACTTCTTTTCCTGGTTCTAATGCTTCAGTACCTACAAATGCACCAGGTAAATTACCCATTAACTGCATTGTATAACACCAATTATTACCTGATTTATAAGGTTCTTCTACAATTCTAGCTTGTGAACCATCTTCAAATCTTAATACAAAACCTAATGAATAATACTTTTCTGCAAAAGGAACTACAAATGTAGAAAATCCTAATCCATTACCTTGTACTGTTCCTGAGATAGGTTTTGATGTTACCATATGTCCCATTACAGGCCATTTAAGTTCATCATTACTGATTACTTTATATGATTTTCCTTCAGTTGCTACTGCTCCTCTACCTTGTGTTAGATATTGTAAAAGGTTATAAACATCACCTTTTCTTTCCATACCATAGGCATATATAAGAACATCTGCAATTTCTGGTTCAATCATCAAAGCTTGAGCTAGGTTGTTCGTATCAGTGAATGAACCATCCATTGATTTACCACGAATAAATCTTGTTACCATACTTTACTTACTTTTTTTCAAATTTAAAACTGTTAACTGTCTCTGCTAAAGACTTATCATAATTATTTTGAGGCTTCATACTATTACCTGTTTTAGCAGCTAACTTATTTACTGAGGTCTCAATTTCTTTAAATACTTTTCCTTTAGTCTGCTTTACCATAGCTTCTTCTGAAAGAATATTTTTCATAGCTAAATAAGCTAATCTAATACTTGCATTTGGATCCTTTTCAAAGAACTCTTGATAAGCAGTCTTTCCTGTTTTTTGATTTACATTATAAACAAAAGAAACTAATTGTTCTCTTTCTTGTTTAGGAATGTCGAATCCTAACTCTTTTACAGAAGCTGATTCAATGAATCTAATTTCTTGCTGTCTTTGAGCTTGGTATTCTTTTGCTTCTCTTTCTTGTTGCTGTTTCTGAGATTCAATAAGTTGCTTTTTATTTTCTTCAGATTTAACCTTAAGAGTTTCAATAGCTTCTTTTACATCATCTTCAATCTCATCATTTGCAATAGAAGACTGAATAAGTTTATTAATTTTCTCTTGAGAGAATTTAGTAGTTTCCTTATAGTAATTCTCAAGAACCATTTTTTGATTAGCCATTTTAGACAAATCTAAAGATTCATAGTCCATATCTTGACTATTGTAGTAAACATTGAAGAATGTTTTAGGATCTCCACCTTTAGCTAAATACTCATTAAAGTCTTCAGCTTCTTTACTAGCAAAACTAGGAGTAGAGTTTTCTTTGACAATATCTTTAAGTAATTCTACAAATCCTTCCATTGAATCTTCTTGTAGAAATTCATCTTTGAAATCTCCACCTGATTTTTCAAAAAACAATTTTGCAAGAGGCTTAAAGGAAACTTGTTCTTCCTCTGTTTCTACATCTTCTTCTTGATTCTGTACAGGTGTAGTTTCTACCTTAGGAGTTTCAACTTCTGTCTCTACATTTTCTTCTGAAGAAATAGTTTCATCCTCTTGCAGAGTGATACCTAAGTCTTCACCTGCATCAATAGTTTCACTCTCAGTTCCTTGAAAAGTGAAGTTTTTGAAGTCTTCGTCTTTTTCTAATGCCATTATAATATATTGTTAAGGTGCACAAATTTAATATAATATTATTATTCAAAAACAAATACATTTTAGCAAGTGTAACTACTAGGTTACTTTTGTACATTTATTAGTTTAAATATTTCAGTATAATCTGCTTCTTTTCCACCACACCACCATGATTTTATGTTTGATAATGTTGCATCTTCTAACCATAAGGCTTCAAAATTAAATGTCCAAACACTTCTTTTTCCAATCCATTCATTTGTACTTTCATCTATTTTCCATAGTATATTATTACTATCTAAATAAGATAATTTACTGTTCCCCATATTATTTATTTGTTGTTGGTTTCTTTTGAGCTGCAATTTTCTTCACTTCTATTTCCTTTTCTTTCATTTTCATCTCATCATTATGCTTCTTTTCATCTAAATTTAATTTCTTTTCTTCTAGTTGAACTTTCTTTTCTTCTATAACATCTAGAACTCCATTATTATTAGCATCAGCATCAATATCCATTCTCATTGCATAAATTTGTCCTTCAGCTTTTAATTCTGCAACTCTAATAGCTGTTTGAGCTTGTAGGTCAGCTTTATACTTTTCTAATTCTAATTTTTGAGCTTCCATTTGCAGCATTTGTTCCTGCATTTGTTGTTGAGATTGAAGTTGTTGTTGTTGCATTTGTTGTTGAGACATCATCTCTTGTTGCTTTTGCTCATCCATTTTTTGAGTAGATAGTTCAGCTATTTGTTCTAACTTAGCTATACTATCTGTTCTGATAGCTTTAATCATATCATGGAAACTAATAACTTGAGCTTGATAAGCTTGACCAATAACTTGTCTAATTTGTTCTAGTTCACTTTTATCCTTAGCTGAATTACTTACAAATACACCTAAATCAGCATATTGAAAATCATCATCAGATATTTCAAACATAGACCTAGAATAATCTGACATAATAGCCATACCTTTCTTGCCTTTCTTGTAAACAGTCTTAGCAATATCAATACATCTTTGTAGTACATTTTTCTTTACAACGGAATGAATATAAGAATATTTTTCAGTAATTGCAGAACTTTGTGCAACAGAACGTTCAACACCTCCAACAGTTTCTGTATTCTTAATTTCACCTTGCCTTTGCCTTGAAATTCCTGATACATTTTCTACTTCAGCTTTAATAAATTCTAATTGAGCAATATAACTTTGAATTTGATTGCCAAGAGTTAAGTCAAAATCTGTAAATTGATTAAAAGAACTTCTCTCTCCTTCTTCATTCTTTTCAGAACTATTAATGAATGCAACTCCAAATACATCTAGATAATATAACCATTTATCAATATCCCAACCATATCTCTTTGGTATTTGATGAACATCTATAATTAATCCTTTACCTTTAGCTCTTGCAAAAGCTAATTTTAATTGGAACATTACCTGATTATATAAATCTTGATATTTAATCATTTGATCTACTAAAGAATAATGACCTTTATATCCAATATAAGAACCTTTAGTATCTGCAAAGGAATCTAAAGCTCTGTATTGTTTTTCTAATGGTCTCATTTTTACATAGATATTATCCATGATTTTATAAGATTCCCATCTTTCAGTTATCCACATCCATTTAATTTGTTCATCAGGAGTTTGTGCTTTATAATCTTCAGGTACCACAATCTCTTCAGGAGGTAATTCATTACCTTGTTCATCAGTTGCAAATATGGTAACTATACCTATTTTCTTCATGGACTTCCATTCAAATCTAGCTACTCTCACACCTGTATTAGCACCTTGCTTAAATACATTTTGAGTATAGTCATCATATTTATCAGCTCTACCTTGTGTATACATCTCAAGAGTTTCAACTTCTTCTTCAGTAAATACATCATGAAATTCATCTAGAACTTCTCCTACTGTCAAGAATCTAATCTCTCTACAATACATTGAGTCTTCAATAAAATCATTTTCAGGTGCTAAATCACAATCAAATAGAATAGGATTAATTACTCTGACATCTACATCTCCACCTATTTCAGATACCCAATAGATTTCAGTATCAGTAGCCAACTATCTTCTATAACCTTTAATGAATTTATATTGCAAATCTAAATTCTTTTCTAAGTATCTAAGAATATCATTAGCTGTCATTTCGCTTACTTCAGAGAATGTTGATTCAGCATATTGTTGAATCTCATTCATAGACTTAAGTATCTTACCATCAGGAGTTTTAACTTGAGCTTGTTCTTGATTATTAACAGCTTCTTGTTTGAACATGGACTCTTGACCATTTAACTTAGCCATTTGTTGTTCCATAATCATAAGCTGTTGCATTAGATACTGTTGGACAATATCATTTTTAGCTTTATTGAATTTCTCAGCAGCCTCAGATGACTTATTAACTACTATGTAATTAAATGGTTTAAGTAGTTCTTCTCCAATAAGTACATTTAATTTAGAACTAATAATGTCATAATGTTCTAGCTTTACAGGAAATTGAACTGTCTCATTAGTGCCATAAGGTTCAGTTAACTCCTTAAATTTAGAAGTATCATAAACACCTTTTTCAATTAGATCTAAATTAGCTTCCATGGAAATCCTATCAAACATAGAATTAATTCTAGTTGACCAGGAAAATCCTAGTAATTGTTCTATAGCATCAGTAGTATAAGCAGCCCATTCATCTACTGACTTATACTTTTTGATCTTTTCTTTTATCGTGAGTTTTTGCTCAGGTAGTCCAAAATATCCATGGACTCCATATTGTACTTGTCTAATCATTTTTAATACCCATGTTTTGGTTTATATTTATTACTATCAAATCCAGCTCTTGAGAACATTGGAGAAAAGAACTTCTCATGTAATTCTCTACTATCATTGTCTTGAACTTTATTTTTATATTCTTCTTGATCCTTAAGTAAACACATGCCAAAAGCAATAACCCTATCAAAGTTATCTTCAAAATTATAATTCAATAATTCTTTTAACAACTCCATACTATAGACATGATGAATATTATAAATACCATCACCTCTTTCAGTGTTAATCCAATTAGAAATTGTATCTACTAAATACATTTTAACTTTTTGAGTCATGTGAACACCATAACCTCTTTCTACTCCAGAGACTTCTAGAATATCTTTTAAGATATTAGGCTGTTTAGCTAACAAATGTAAACATTGTTTTTGCTCGAAGTATGCTTTCATAGTAGGAATATTGTTCTCGTATAAACATTTAGCGTTATAATAGATCAATAATTTCCTTACTGTATCAAAGTAATCGTCAGATCTTAATGGTCTGCCTGTATATTCAGCTACAATTACATCATAAGTTTTATCTAATCCAATAATTCTTTTATAGATAAAAGTACTACCTACAGATACAGAAGAACTAGCTTGATCTTGTTGGTATGGATCCGTTCCTGCTAAATATAATCCAAATGGAATAGTTCTATAATCTCCTTTTACTTCTTCAAAAGGATGCTCATAAATAGTAACACAACCTTTATTTTCTTTATGTTTATTTATAGGAAATTCTACTTCACGTAAATTATCATCAGGAACAAATCTAGTATAACCTCCTGCCCATTCTAAATCTCCTCTAGTTCCTATATTTTGTAGAGTTCTATCCATAGAAATTTTATTCATTTGGTCTTGAATAAGAGCTGCATTAAAAACATTTCCAGATGATTTAAGAAATACTTCTTGCCATCTCATTGGACGATATTGTATTTCTTCATAAAGAGTATTTATATTCTTAGCTTTTTTAAGTGCTTCTCTAACTCCTATTAAATACTCTGTAGATTTAATTAAATCAGTATCTCCATGCTCATTCTTAAAATCATTCAAAGTATATTGAGCAGGAATAAATAATCCAGTTTGTTTAGTAGGATTTTCAGGGTCATCAAAACATCTAAGATTATAAGCATCAGGATCTTCAAACATTTTAGCTGCATCAATAGATCCTTTTTCCATATCACCACCTGTACCTACAAGTAAAGCCATACCAAATTGATAACTACCATCCATCCAACAATATTTAGTAGCATTGTATGATTCAATTAAATTATCAAACATACCTACTTCTTCAAATAATGCAAATTTAGCACTTAATCCATTGGCTGCTGTTTTATTATTCTTAAATGTCCTAGAATAAATAGCTCCTCCTGTATAAGTATCAATATACTTTTTAGTTTCAGGATCTCTTTTAGCATAACCCAACATTAAGTCATGTTTATTTTCTTTTTTAAGAATAGGAATAAAGAATTCTGTTTCAAGCATACCATTCAAATGAGTTTCACACATTCTCATAATATTACCTTCCTTATCTGTATCGAAAGTACACATTAATGCTTTATCTTTTAGGATAGTAGAAGTATAAGTTCCTTTTCCACTACCAATATAAGACTTACCACCACGTCTACCTGTCATAAGCATAAGATTTTTACCTTCTTTTTCACATTGAATCATTTCTTTATCAATAATGACTTCAATATCTCTTAATAAAGGAATACCTTTATGCTTACCTTTACCATCAT